CCTACCTGCCGAGTCTGTTATTGACTACCCTGTCCCGGTTGGAGACGAAGCCGGCAAGGTCAAGATTGCCGCCATTCAAGCCACGGCGGGCGGAACGCTTTACATTACGGAGAGAAACGACTTTTAACCTTACCCGTGAGGCACACGGGGCTAATTCGCCTACGGGCGCAGAGGTGACAAATGGACGAAGAGTTGCAAGACACGGGCATTGAGCCCGCACCCGCCGCAGAAGTGACGGAACCGGCCCCCGTCGAACCCGAAGAAACCGGCGACCAGCCTGCCGCAGAACCCCCGAAGAAGTCGCAGGGAGTTCAGAAACGCTTGGATGAACTCACCCGCGAGAAGTACGAAGCGCGGAGAGACGCCGAATACTGGCGTGAAATGGCCCTGAGACAGCCGCAACCGGCACAACCAGCCGCCCCAGCGGTCGAAGCTCCCCCGAAGCAGGAGGATTTCCCCGATTACGATGATTATCTGCGCGCCTCGGCACGGCATGAGGTTAAGCAGGAACTCGCACGGGAGCGGCAGGAAGCGGAAAAGGTACAGCGGGAAGAGTCGCAGCGCCGCGCAGCAATGGACCAGCAGACCAAAACCACGGAGATGATCGGCAAAGGCAAGGCCGCATACGATGATTTCGATATCGTCGCCTTCGACCCGAAAGTGCGGATTACGGAGGCCGTTTTAGCCGCCGCCGCCGAAAGCGAAGAAGGGCACGCCATCATCTACCACCTCGCCAAAAACCCCGCAGAGGCGGCACGCATCGCCGCTCTCTCTCCCGTTGCACAAGTGCGGGAAGTGGGAAAATTGGAGGCGAGATTGACCGCTCCACCCGTTAAACAACCCTCTTCAGCCCCGGCACCTATTAAGCCTGTCGGCTCCAACGAGCCGACCAACAACGAACCCGACTCGACAAAAAACCCCGACGCATGGCTTGCGTGGGAACGGGCGCGGGTACGAAAGCTGGGGCGCAGATATTAACCCCTTTCCTTTGGCCGAGAACACGGCTCAGGAGATAAATCATGGCAAATTCGCAGCTCACAACGGATAAGATTTTGATGAAGGCGCTGGACATTCTCCACGCTAAACTCAACTTCATTGGCTCGGTCAACAGGCAGTACGATGACCAGTTCGCACAGACCGGAGGCAAGATCGGTCAGACGCTCCGCATCCGTATGCCGGAGAAATTCAGCGTTACGGACGGCGCGGTTCTCGACGTGCAGGACTCGACCGAGCAGAGCCAGACCCTGACGCTCGCCACCCGTAAGCACGTCGGCATGGCCTTCACCACCCAAGAACTCACCATGAACATCGATGAGTTCACCGAGCGCAAGATCGAGCCGGCCATGTCCGTCCTCGCCTCTGTTCTTGAGGCCGATGCTCTGAACATGGTTCTGGACGTTCCCTACGTTACCGGCACCTTCGGCACCTCGCCGGCCACGCTTGACCCGTTCCTGAAGGCCAAGGCCATCATGAACCAAAACCTCGCGCCTCGGGACGACAAACGCATGGCGCTGATTCCCTCCCATGTGACTCCGACCGTCATTGAGGGTGTCAAGTCGCTGTTTAACGACTCCGAAGAGGTCAAGCGCCAGTATAAAGAGGGCGTCATGGGACGTGCGGCGGGCTTCACCTGGGCGGAAAACGATCTTATTCCCGTTTCTGCCACCGGCACCCGTACCGGCTCCATCACCATCAACGGCGCGGCTCCGACCGGCTCGACCATCTCCATCAAGGCGCTCGGCGCAAATACCGGCATCAAAAAGGGTGAGGTTCTGACCATCGCCGGCTACTACGCCGTTCACCCCGAAACCAAGGCCCCCTACCCGCACTTGCAACAGTTCGTCGTGACCGCCGACAACAGCGCATCGGGCGGCGGCACCACGATTGCGGCTCTCGCCATTTCCCCGGCCATNGTGACTTCTGGCCCCTACCAGAACGTTACCGGCACTCCCGGTAGCGACGCGGTGGTTATCCTCAAGGGTGGCGCGACCACTGGCGGCTTGGCGGCTTCGGCCAACGCCTCTACCAACTTCGCGCAGTCCATCTGCTACCACAAGAACGCTTTCGCGTTCGTCTCGGCAGACTTGGAGCTTCCCCCCAACGTCGAAGCATTCCGGCGCACTCAAGACGGCATAAGCATGAGGATCGTTCGCGGCTACGACATCGTGAACGACCTTATCACCTCTCGTCTTGATGTTCTCTACGGATACAAGACGATACGCCCCGAACTGGCCTGCCGCGTCACTTCCTGATCTTTCACCTTTTACCCATAGGGGGGCTTAACCGCCCCCTTTTTTCGGAGGTTCATCATGGCAATTCAGATTCTCGGCAACGGCNAGCCGGACGGTACGGGCGTTGTCAAATCCACCACGGAAAAGCTGCACCTTTTCGGCGGCACCCCTGCTGCTCAGCCCACCATGACCGTTACTGTCGGCACCGACATCGCCACGGTCATTCTTGAACTGGCCGAAATTCGCGCAGCTCTCGTCGCTCTTGGCGTTATCAACGCGTGAGAGTCTACCTAGGAATACCGCTTTATGGGGGCGCTGGTGGCGAGTTCATCAGCGCCCTGCTGAAAACCCGCGTCGTCTTTGACCGTCTCGGCTGGGAGGTCGAAGTNGANNTCAATAGCGGCTGTTCCGTGGTCAGCAAGGCGCGCAACGACATTGTGCGGCGNTTTCTGGCGAGCGGCTTTGACGTNCTGNTGTTTATCGACTCCGATATGTCATGGAGTCCGGTTGATGCTGCAAGACTTTTGCAGTCGGGAAGGGATTTTTCAGCAATTGCCTACAGGGTGAAGTCCGACGACCTGCTCTACAACTGCGCGCTGAACGGCGAGACGGACGGCGAGTTTTTGGGGGCGGATGCAGTCGGTACAGGCTTTATGGCCCTGTCTCGAAAATGCCTTGAGGAAATGGTAAAAGCCTACCCGCATACGGCGTATGAAGACAGTGGAGAGGTACACGCCCTGTTCGACTTTGAAATTCACGGCGGGCGGTATTGGGGCGAAGATTACACCTTCTGCCGTCGCTGGAAGTCAATTGGCGGGGATATCTGGCTCCTGCCTGCCGATATCGGGCACGTTGGAAGCAAGAACTACAAGGGAAACATTGACCAGGTGGCGAAATGACCGCAGGCCAGATCATCAATAGAGCGCTGAGGCTTCTTAAAGTCATCGACCCAGAAGCCGGCCCAACGGCACCCATGCAGCAAAACGCTCTGGAAACTCTAAATAGTATGTTGGAGTTTTGGAGCACGACGAACCTTGTCTGGATTGAGACGACCGAGCAGTTCGACCTTGTGGGCGGAACAGACGTTTACACCATGGGACCGTCGGGGGACTTTGACACGACTCGACCGGAAAAGATCGGCACGGCGTTTATTCGCTACAGCGGGCTAGACTACCCTCTGGTTATCGATGTCAACGGCTCCACTTACGCAGGAATAGCCGACAAGTTAGAAACTGGCCGTCCGCGACTGATGTGGGTCAATCCGACAATGACCACGGCAACGCTCACCTTCTGGCCGGTCCCCGACGAGAATTACCCGCTTTATATCTACTCCAAAAAGCCTTTAGGCCAGTATGCGGCGGCGTCTTCTGAAATCGTTTTACCGTCTGGATTTGACCGGATGATTGGGTACAACCTAGCTCTGGAATTGGGCGATGAATACGGCACCTTGGCGCAAACCACAGTTGCCCTTGCCGCCGAGTCGTTTCAGAAGCTTAAAGACCATTACGGGCCGAAGCCGCAAGGCGTTGTGTCAAATCCATTTCGCGCCGGACGTTTCGCGACTCCGAACCTTGGCGAAGGCGTGACGTTTGGCGGTCAATCTGTCGTCTTTGGCGGCGGAACAGCATTGTGGTGAGGTAATTTATGGCGGCACAAATCATTGAAATCTTCGCCACTGGCTTTGACTTTGACGGCGAACCCGTATCTGGTGGGACTGTTGAGGTCTACGAGGGCGGAACGTCTACGCCTGCCGTGGTCTGGTATGACGCGGCTAAAACGCTGCCCTCTGGGGCGGGCGTTTCGACCTTCACCCTCGACACCCAAGGGCGCAAGAACGTCTACGGCGACGATATTTACAAGTTTATCGTCAAGGACTCCGATGGCGTGACGCTCGCCACCATCGACGGGGCGGAGTTTACGACCGTTGCCGCTGCCGTTGCCGCTCTTCCTGCCGCCACAACTACGGCTCAAGGGTTGATNGANCTGGCGACGCAGACGGA